GCACTAGAATTATTTATCCAAGAAATTGTTCCAGAAAACGCAACAGTATAAGTATATTGAAATGGAACATTTAATACACCAGAAAGTAAAGCGGATTCAAAAACCTCACCAACTGATGTATTCGGTATAAGAATGTTAATTACATTATTAGACCCATAACTTACGCTAATCTCAAAAGTATCTTCAATTGGAAAATCTACACCGTTATAACCAAAAAGAAATCTTTTAATTCTTCTTTTTAACCATTGGCAAGTAAACTGAAATCCATCACCTTTATAAAAATTCCAAGTTAAAATTCTTTTGAAAATATCATCATTAACTACATAGAAGTTATTTGGATAAATTTCAGTATCTTGTGAATATGCAATGGTATTGTATGGAACTGTATTGTAAACATTCAATGGTGAAAATTGAGTTGGAGTTCCTAAACTAGGTCTAGTTACACCATAAATGGCATAAGCTGTCCAATCCAATAAAGGAGCTATTTGCTTTGTATAAATAGGCAAATCTAAATTATTAGTAGCATCCAGCCTAGTTTGTGATTCAGTATTGTAAGCAGTAAAAAAAGCCTGTAAATCTTCGTTATACGGGTCTTTTGTATATTGCTGATAAAGGTAAGCTGGAAGCACTTGTGTAAGCATATTAGCCTTGTACTACTGATACCAATGAAGCATTAGTAGAAAAATAGCTTTCAGGATCACCATAAATTAATAATGTTCCTGATGTTACTGGCGTATCAATACCATTAATTGCTACTACATAGTCAATTTTAGATACTTGGCTAGGCGGAATAATTGGAGCTACTGCATTTTGAAAGGCATCTTGCAATTCATAAGTATTAATTGGAAACCCAACAGGAATACTATTAATATAATCAACAATAGCTGGCGTTGTTAGTTGAGCTACAGCAGTTTGAGATACTAAATTAGTAGAAATAGTATTCCAAGTAATGACTATTTCAACAGTTTGTGATGGTGGATTTACAAAAGTAATATTATAAACATCTGGATAATCATCAACAGATACTGTTATATTTCTTAAATTTGGAGTTACCACGCCACCGCTTACATAGGAATGACCTGAAGTATCTACACCAATACTAAATGATTTTTCATCAATAACAGTAATTGTGTAGTCATTATCAAACCAAGCTGGATCTACTCCAGCTATATTTACTACTTGACCATCTGCATAACCATGATTAAGGTCTGTTGTGACTACACCGGGATCATCAGTAGTAATATCAGTAACAGAAAGAGTAGAGCCTACTAAATTAGAAATATCTGGAACACTAGCAAAAATAGCATGACCCACTTCATAAGGATCGCCACCACCACAAATAATTTCCCACTCATTGGTAGCAATTAACCTAATTGAAATTAACCTAGGCTGAACACCTAAAACTTTTTGCAATGTAGTTTTAATAAAAGTTGGCACACCTTGACAAGTAACCATGCCAGCTTGAACTACTTGAGCTTGATAAGAAGCAATTGTTTGCGCTGTTAAACCGGGCAATCCATCATCAGGGTTTGTAACAGTAAGGGTAAACCCTGCTGGTACAGAAGTAATAATTTGAGTAACAGTTCCCGCTGGAACAGCCCAAGAACCTTGAACTGTTGCTAAACAGTAAAGTGGAGAAGTTTGTCCAGAAGTAGCAATAATTCCACCATCCTGAACTGTATATTGGTAAGTACCATCAGATACAGTAAATCCAACAGGAATAACAAAACCAGCAAGACCTGTAAAAATAACATAAACGGAAGTATTAGAACCTTGACCTTGTTGTACGCCATAGACTTGCCCCAATTGATAAAGAATTGAAGGGTTGGCAGTTGCAGGGCTAATAGAGTTAACCAAATCTACAAAAGCTTGGTCTTGTATATACACCGCGCCAGCCGCAGTTGAAGCCATATCTTCTACTAAAGAACCGGGTAAATTAGCTGTTAAGCCCGGTGCTAATACAGTTGCCGCCGCAATCTCAGCATTTAACAAATCTGTTGGCGAAGCTGGTATTGCTCCAGCAGTAGTTATTTGAGCCATGTAATATCCTAAGTAGCAACTGTTGTGCTAATTGTAGTGCCATTAATAAAAATTGCTTTTATATAATATGTAGGATCAATAGAAATTTGGTCTTTAATTACAGTTAATTGCGAAAAATAAGACGCGTATTGAGATTGAGTACGATTAACCGCAATATCTGGAGCAATTTGACTCATAACTGATTGTTGCGCGGGGATGCCATAGTTCCCGTAAATAGGGCTTTCGCCTTGATTTAAGCGTAAAGTTTGAGCTAAAGTTGCAAGCCAAATATAGCCTGTTTCGGTAACTTCTACCCATTGTTGGGTGTTTGGGTCTACGCCATAAGTTCTCATACTGGATTTCCTGTATTACTTCCACCTGTTTGAACACCTGAATGTTTATGAGTGCTACCAATGCTTACGCCATTATTCTTCAAAGTTCCAGTAGTTTCAACATTGCCATTTACTGTAAATTTACCATTAACTGTAACGCCGCCACTTTCCACAAGAAAGCTAGTGCTTCCGATGGTTACATTTACTCCTGTAGGGGTTAAAGTAATAACGCAATTGTTTCCTGTATCTCTGATTACCGCGCCGTTTGGGGCGTTAATATTGACCGCATTAGGGTCTACAGACCCCCAATTTTTATTGCCAATAGGAACAAATACCAATCCGCCTAAATTAGAGGGTTTTCCTAGTGGTGCTTTTCCTTGCCCAAGCCCTGAAATCCCCCCTAATCGAACATCAGCGGAAATACAAATTCCAAAATCGCCAACTTGTACAGGTATCCGTACATAAGTCGATTCGGCAATTGGACAAGTAACTGGCGCAAAAGTTTGATTTCCAGCTTTAATCTCAAAGTTTACTGTTACGATTGCGCCGTTTACTTCAGTTACGCGACAAGGCAAAATTTGACCTAGCCCATTATTAGCCGTTTTAATGTTTGAATTAACAAACTCATTAATCGTTCTGGCAAAAGGTCTTTTTTGTCCGTAGCTCACGATGCTTTACCCGGTATGACACATTCAATAATCGTACACCAAGAGTTGCCGTCAGGTTGACGACTTGAACCTACATGGCGAACTGAATTAACCGAAAACTGTCCATTGAAACTAATATCATACCTAACTTGAGCATAACTTCCAGCAGTATTTATAACAGGTAATCCTCTAGGAAAAGACACTAGAGTTCCTACATCTAAATCGGCTCTCATCACCAATTTTGCTTGGACTGTATAAGTATTGATCCAAGTAAGGTTGCCAATAATATCGGTAAAGTCTATTTTTACTATTTCTGCTGGTGGCGTAGTTCCGTCATAAAGTAAAAAGCCCGATGAAGTTGAAGCAATACCGACACCTTGATAGTCTTTGGCGGGGTTAATTTGCTTACTTACTTCGTTAATATATTGCGAAAAAGCGTATAAATTATCATATTGTCCTACTTGATCTTCGGTATACCTTAATTCAGGGCTGATAGTGCCAAGAACGGGTACACCTTTATACGCGGTATTTAATGTTTGGGTAATAGCATCTTGTAAATTTTGAACTTTAAGCCAGTTACAAGTTAAATTAATATCTTCATTTGGAATATAGTTAGCGGCAGAAACAATTAAATCTAAGCTAGTTTGATTTCCTTGCCAATTTCCAAAGGCTTGAAAAATAGACCCATCAATAACTAACCCCGCTTGTTTAGGTTTAGCGTATGGAAGTCCTTTAGACATACCAACATAAACTTTAATACCGCAATAATTTGTGCCAAAAGGGTTTAAATTAAATGCTTGTTGTAAATCAGCAAAATTAACCCCACTAATTTTTATGTATCCATTTTGAGTTGGTTGATGATACCAACCTTGAAATAAGTCTAAATCTACCTGTAATGCCGAGCCATTAGCAAAACCAGCCGAAGTTAAGCTAGTAAAGGTAATTGGCTTAAAACTTGTTGCCGTTTGCCCCGTGGGAGGAGTAATAACAATTGTGTAATAGCGCATTTAAGGAGTTATCACAAAAGAGTTACTACTGGCTCTATAGACTAATTTAGAGGTTATGAAATAGCCATATATCAAATCAATATCAAAATCATCGGGCGAGCCTATCAAGGGGTTGGTAACAACCAAAGTCCCTGCGGTGTTATATATATTAATGTAATACCTTGGGGAGTATCTATTCCAAGTAATTATCGCGGTGTGTGGTTGTGTATCTAAAGTGCAATTAAATTGAAAATTAGCGTTAATAGCAGGACTAAAT